GGACGCGACCAGCTTGCGAAGCGCGCCTTCGACCGAGCTGACACTCAGTGAAGGGCACAGCTCCCGAATATCCTGCTTGGTAAATCGACCGATTTTATGGAGCGTTGCCTGACGCACCATTTCAAGCGCAGACTGCTTCTTCTCCACAAGGGAAAAACGCTCCTCAAAATCGCGATAGGCAGAAAGGACGATACCCAGCAGATACTTGATAAAGGGAATCGCATCTTCCTGACCATCGTGCCAGCATGTCTGCGACTGCCGAAGTGCATCGTAGTAAAGATCTTTATTTTTCGCGACCTTAGCTTCCAATGAGATGTATTTGCCTACATAGAAGCCACTGCGGTACAGCAACAGGGTCGTGAGCAGACGGCTCATTCGGCCATTTCCATCGTTGAAAGGATGAACACACAGGAAGTCGTGGATGAAAACCGGGATAAGAATCAGCGGCTCTACTTCCAGATTGCCTGTAGCGCGATTATATTCCTCACAGATGCAGTCGAGTGCTTCCGGCGTTTCGAAGGGGGCAAGGTGTGTGAACAGCGTCTCGGTATGCCCATCCGGATAAGTGGCGCTGATGTAGTTCTGTACACTCTTTGTCTGACCGGCCATGGGATTGTTCATATGGCTGTAAAGGATTTTGTGCAGCTGAAGGATGTAATTACGGGTGATCGGGATAACGTCGAAATTCTCATGAATGACGCTCAGTGCGTCACGATATCCGGCAATTTCCTGCTCATCGCGGTTGCGAGGCGTGGTCTTTTCTTCCACCAGCTGGCGAATGCGCGTGCTTGTGGTAACAATGCCCTCGATGGCGTTGGAAGCCTCGGTACTCTGGATCTTCGCAATCTCTACCAGCTTTTCCAACTCCTCCGGGCGCTGCTTAAGATACATCTCCTGCTTTCCGGCTTCTTTATAGATGGCAGCGATCAGACCCAGTATCTCGGAATCCCACTTCTGCTCCCGTATCGCTGCGTAATGAAATTCTCTCATTGCCTTACCCTCCAAACCGTTTCCCTTAAATTATGACATAGAATAAGGGAAACGTCAACCTGTTAAGGGAAATTTCCCTTTTTATTCTGCTTACAATCAGGGAAATTATGCTGTTAAAGGAGAACGCATGAACACAGATATGAAGCTGCAAAAGGTGCCGGTTGAAAAGCTGAAACCGGCGAAATACAATCCGCGCAAGGACTTAAAGCCGGGCGATCCGGCCTATGAGAAGATCAAGCGCAGCATGACCGCCTACGGCTATGTCGACCCTGTAACCTGGAACGAGGTCACCGGCAATATCGTGGGCGGCCACCAGCGGTATAAGGTGCTGGTCGCGGAGGGCGTAAAGGAAATCGACTGCGTGGTGGTGCATATCGAAAACCCGCAGGACGAGAAGGCGCTGAACATCGCGCTCAACAAGGCGGTCGGCGAATGGGAGCCGAAAGCGCTGGCGGATCTGCTGTCCGACTTGCAGCTTTCCGGTTATGACCTCGGCGCGACCGGCTTTGACGCTGCGGAGGTGGACGACCTGTTCTCCAAGCTCCATGACAAGGACGTGAAGGACGATAACTGCGACATCGACGCGGATGAGCTGCAGCCCTTCGTGCAGGAGGGCGATGTTTGGACGCTGGGCCGTCACCGCATGGTATGCGGCGATTCCACGCTGCCGGAGAACCTCGCGCTGCTTATGAATGGTCATAAGGCGAACCTCATCGTGACCGACCCGCCGTACAACGTGGCCTACGAGAGCGCGGACGGAAAGAAAATCCAGAATGACAGCATGTCAGACGGACGGTTCTATGAGTTCCTTTTGGCAGCGTTCCGGGCGGTCGTGCCGCATCTGGCCGAAAGCGCGTCCGCCTATATCTTCCACGCGGACACAGAAGGGCTGAACTTCCGCAAGGCGTTCAAGGAAGTCGGCTTTCATATCAGCGGCGTGTGCATCTGGGTCAAGAACACCATGGTGCTGGGGCGCAGCCCCTATCAGTGGCAGCATGAACCGGTGCTCTACGGCTGGCTGCCCAACGGTAAGCACAAATGGTTTTCCGACCGCAAGCAGACCACCATCTGGAAATATGACCGTCCCAGCCAGAGTAAGCTGCACCCGACCATGAAGCCGCTGCCGCTGCTGGCGTACCCCATTAAGAACAGCTCTGCGCCCAACGCCATCGTGCTGGATACCTTTAGCGGTTCAGGCAGTACCCTCATGGCCTGCGAGCAGACAGAGCGCATTTGCTACACCATGGAGCTTGACCCGCGCTACGCCAGCGTCATTGTGGAGCGGTTCCGGGCAGCTTGTCCGAACGCACCCATCAGCGTGCTTCGAGATGGGCAGGAGCTACCGTATGAAGCTGTTCTTACGACTTAAAAGACATGACTTTGCGAAGGGAGGTGACCAGCATGGCGACCAGAGGCAGAAAGCCCAAGCCCACGGCGCTCAAAATCCTTGAGGGTAATCCGGGCAAGCGACCGCTCAACGAAAATGAGCCGATCCCGCCCAAGGGAAATATCAAGTGCCCGACATGGCTGCTGCCGGAGGCGAAAAAGGAATGGAAGCGGCTGGCTCCCTCCCTTGAAGCCATGGGCGTGCTCACCATGGCCGACCTGACGGCCTTCGAGGGGTATTGTCAGGCATACGCCAGATGGAAGGAAGCCGAGGCGTTCATTACCCAGCACGGCTCCATCTTCCAAACGCCCTCCGGCTATGTGCAGCAGGTTCCGCAGGTCAGCATCGCCCAGCAGAACCTGAAGATCATGCAGTCGTTCTGTTCAGAGTTTGGTTTGACTCCCGCAACCCGTGCCCGTATCATTGCGGCGAGCGGCGGCTCGGACGACACCTTCTCCGATGATCCCATGGAGAAGCTGCTGAAGGGCGGGTGGAACGGCGATGTTTGACGAGCGAAAGGCCCGGCGCGTGACCGGCTTTATCGAATGCCTGAAGCATACCAAGGGTGAGTTTCACGGAAAGCCCTTCAAGCTGCTGCCGTGGCAGGAGAAGATCATCCGGGACGTGTTTGGAACGGTACGGGACGATGATCCCACCATGCGTCAGTACACCACCGCCTATATCGAGATTCCCAAAAAGCAGGGCAAGAGCGAACTGGGCGCGGCCATCGCGCTCAATATGCTGGCTAATCCTATGAAGGGAGCCAGTGGTTGTTATGCCCAAACCCTTATTACGTAAGGGTTTGGGCATTTTCTTATTTCACTTTACTACCCCATCCCTACCCCAATTGAGTTTCGCAAAGCCTTACAGACCTTGGATCAGGCGCCCCCTCATCCCTTTAAGCCCTTCGGCGAGGACGAGGGGATGGAAAACGCGCTGGAAATTCGCGGTACAGCCATGCACTATCCGTGCAGACACTCTGAAGGAGGCCGGGGGCCGACGAGGGGCCATTCGGAAAGGCCTGGATGAAATGGAGCCTGCCCAGACCAAAAGCGTCGACTTTCGCAGTCCAACGAAGGAATGAGCCCGTCCCGGCCTTCCCGGCCGTTGAGAGAAGACCGAGGACTCGTCTAACTTTTTACATTTTCTTCCCCTCCCCACTCGCCGCCCCGGCAGGACTCCTCCGCCCCGGCGGCGAATTTTGGATCATTCTCCTGTTTTTTTGACCGTTTCCGACCGTCCTTCGGCCTGCGGACGGCCCCGGCGGCCCGTGCGCTTTTGCCCGGAGACGGACCATCCGCAGAGGGCGCGCCGCATCGAGCTGCGAGGGCCTGTCCGACGGGGCGGCGCTTCTCGGAAGTCTTCGTCGAATAGCGGGAGGAAAACAGCCGCCGGCTCCGCGCCCTTCGGCCGTACGGACGGCGGCCTAAGGCCCCTGTCCTATCGGGCCTCGCTGTCATTTCTGTGAAAAAAACACATGCAGGGAATGCATCTATTCGCTCGTTTGTTTTTCGGATCCCCTTTGCCCTTTACGGCAGGAAAGGAGACGCTGAACCCCTATGCATCAACGCCTTGAACGATGGCTGGCGGCGCTGACCGCCCTGCTTCTGTGCTTCGCTCCGGCCGTGCCGTCGCGGGCCGAAAGCGCCCCGATTCCCTCTGCCGGGGAGCGCGTCGACCCGCTGGTTCGGGTGCTGCTTCGCCGGCTGCAAATCACCGACCGCATCGACGTGAGCCTGTCCAGCGCCTACGGGCTGCGCACGGAGCAGGGCACGGAGCTGTATCTGCCCGGCGGCAGTCAGCTTTCCTTCCAATTAAAAAAG